TAGCAATACGTTTGCGACGGTTAACACGATGAGCATAGAGTGATATCCAGATGCCACTTTTGAAACTATCCCTGATGAGAACCACGATGATGACGAAAATTACATATTCCAATTGGGTAAATCATGGTAAAAATATGCAAATTTCATTCGAAATAGAGGGAGAAGTCCAATTGAGCAGGCGCATGCGCGGATTATCGACAAGCCTGAGCGATTTTAAGGGGGTTTTTGGAAAGATTGGGGGATACCTTGGGTCATTCTTTAAAAACGAGGTTTTCAACACGGAGGGGGCTGTTTTTGGAGAAAAATGGGCTATAGGGCCGTATTACCACAGACTACAGAGGACGGGAAAGATGAAAAACAGTTTTATTCACAAGGAAGCCAGGGATTACGTCCTGATAACAAACACAGCGTCTTATTTTAAATATCACCAGTCAAAACTTCCGAGGAGAAAACTGCCAAGAAGAATAATGATGAAATTGGACGAGGCGAGGAGGCAGAGAATAATTAAATATTTTCAAGAGGCGATAATTAACAAGGCCAACCAGGCCGCATAAAAATGACAACGATCGCAGACAAGATAATCGAATATTTGAAAACATACGGGGACAAGAGGATCAAGGCGTATTATTACGGAGATCCGCTTGTTTTGCCGGTTTCCAATATGCCGGCGATAATTATAGAGAACAGATCATCCACGATAGAGCAGGGGGCGACCGGTCTCGATGAGTTGACGAATGTTTATTCAATAAAAGTAGTAATGAGTAAAAAAGACGAGATTGGAAAGAACCCCGAGGAGATGGCAGCGCAGAGGACGCTATCGGACATCATAATGAAGCGGGATAGCAACAACCAGTACGAAGTGAGTTCGATAATGGGGATACTGCGTAAATATTTCACGCTCGGAAGCACGATCGAGAACCAGACTGAGACGGTGGAATTCTTCATAGCGGAAAGGGGAGACCTGATAACTGAGGAGGCAGAGATATTAATTAACATAAAAGATTTTGTCAACGTGCCCACGAGGACGTAGCGAATCTTAACTAAAAAATATGAGCGATTTTTCAAAGACAGACCGGCTGGCCAACCTTGGATATCTGGCCATCGGAAAGGAAACAACCAGGGGCACTCCGGTAGTTCCGACCGTGATAGTGCCACTTTACGAGGAAAGCCTCGTGACAGGGTTAAATCTCGATATGGATAACCCCATAGTCGGAAACAGATTTGCCAGGTACAATAATTTTAAGGGGCAAAGGACGCATAAAGGAGTGTTGAAAATATTGGCAGAACCGAAGACTCTCCCGCATTTTTTGAACATGATCCTGAAAAAGGGAACGACTACCCAATCGGGAAGTGTCTATACCCACCCGTACACTCTCGACAACGACACGCCGGCATACGCCTCATACACGATTGAGATAGTAAAAGGAGGAGTGACGCACAGATATTATGGAGTTGAAATAAGTAAGATCACGCCAGTCTTTGAAGACAACACGATGAAGTTGAATTTGAATGTGAGCGCGCTCGGGCAGTTCAGTATCGCACCTATTACATCGGCGTCTACGACGGCAGTAGTGCTGGCGACGGACTATGACGACGCCCCAAACAAAGGGATAAAAGTTGGGGACACGCTTGTTTTTGTTAAGGTAACAGGAGGGACGTCTGACACTACAGAAGAAAAAGTGGTATCGGCCGTAAACGTGAACGGGACAGGAGTGACGGTCGCGTCGCTCGCTGGGACTTACACGACAGGAGATTATTGTTATATCAAACAACAATCATTGTCTCCTACATGGGGGGAACCGTTTAAATGGTCAGGAACGCAATTTTGTTTCGGAGATACAGCCGCGGCCGCTCTATCTGCCACCCAGGAAAAAGTGGAAAAGGGAAGCACTTTTGAGATTATAAATGAATTCGAGAATGATGATGGCGCCATGAGAAGTGGAAGCCTCGACCCGACCGCCTTAGTTAGAAAGCAGGGGGACGTGACGATAAAGATCAAGAGATCGTTCAAGGATTACAAAGAATACGAGCGATTCTTGTCTCTTAGAAAGAGGGCGCTTGTCATCAGGATATACGGTACCGTGATAAGCGGAAGCGACAAGAACGAATTCAGGATAACGATAAATAACATCAAGGCAAAAGAATCCCCAACGCCATTGACTACCGGAGAGATTATATATCTTGAGCAGGAGTTTTCAGCGCAATACGATACTGGAGACACCCAGGGAATGGACGTGAAACTGATTAACGACGTGGCCGGAACGACTTATAACTAACAGCAATTTCGGACCGGTGAAAGGGTTTTAAGGTGTTCCCTGAGTAGCCGGTCCGTTTGCATAAAACATCTATATGCCTATTTTAAAAGAAGAAATAAAGGAAATTATCCTGCCAAAAAGCGGGACAAAGGTAAAATTTTTGGCGAAAATAACATACGGAAAAATGCTCGAATTCCAGGAAAGGGGAATAAAAAACGAAAAGGAGGCGGGAATGGAGATGGCGGTGTTTCTGATAATGGACTGGGATCTTACGGATGAAAAGAAGAAAAAACTACCGTTTTCGGTGGAATCAATTAAATCACTCGAATTTGAAGATGGTAATTTTTTGATCAGCGAAATAAACAAAGCAATCAAGGAAAAAAAAACTTCGATTTAGCGGTGATACAGACGCTCGAGGGAACGGCGGAAGAAGTGCCATCCGAATATGTGATGTTTAGGCTTTGTGAGAAATTCGGATGGACGGAGGAACAAATTTTGAGCAGTTCTTTTAACTTTATCAGTTCTATCATTAAAATAATGAGGATAGAGAGCGATTATTACATTTGGAAAAATAAAAAAAATGGCAATAAACGATAGTACAATTAATATATTTATAAAGGCAAAGAATCAGGCCGGAGCCGTCCTGAACGATTTTAATAATCAGGCGGGAAAGAGCATCGGAGCCGGAAAGGCGGCCGCCATGGCAGTCCAGGGAATAGGAATCGCGGCCGCGGGAATGGCAGTGAAGATGGGTGTGGATGCGGTGCAGGCGGCGATAAACTTTGAAACTAAGATGTCGGAAGTGCGGAAGACGACGGGTTTTAGCGCCGAGGAAACAAAGAAATTTGGGCAGGAGATTTTGGAGATGAGCAAAACATTGCCGGTATCGACTGATGCCTTGGCAGATATCGCTGGAGTGGCTGGGCAATTAGGAATAGTCGGTTCTAAAAATATAAAGGATTTTACAGAGGTTATAGCCAAGGCAACGATAGCGTTGCCGGAATTTGCGGGCGGAGCAGAGGAGATAGCTCTTGTCGTGGCCAAGGCGCAGAATGTATTTAAATTAACTACCAAGGAATCGGAAAATCTTTTGTCGTCTTGGAACGAACTATCAAATACGACGGCGGCAAACGCGGCGGAAATTTCCAGATTTATAGAGAATGTCGGTGGTGCGGCTCAGTTAATGAACATAACATCGGCAGACGCCTCGGCATTGGGTGCGACTTTGGTGTCAATGGGAGAGGACGGATCAGATGCTGGCACGCGCGTGGGATCGGCGATTATATTCATGCAGAAGCACTTGGAGGATGCGGCCCGGGTGGCGGGGACGAGCACGGCCGAATTCAAGAAGAAACTTGACGAGAACGCAATAATGGCCATTGAGGACGTTATAAAAGGACTGGAGAAGATACCGTCATCTACCGACAGAAACATAGCTGCTATGGAGATATTCGGTCAGATCGGCGGAAAGGTAATGACAAAACTAACTGGAAACCTCGACCAGTTAAATGTTAACCTTACGACATCGCAAAATGCATGGAGCGCCAATATAAGTCTGCAGAAAGAATTTGATGTGGCATCAGAGACTACTGCGAAACAGTGGGTAACGTTTAACAATAACGTGAATGCAGTCCTGATAGAATTAGGGTCGAAAATACTCCCAAAAATAAATGATGGATTGAAATATATGATAGAACTTCTTAATGCTGCGAATGTCAATAAAATATCGGAATCAATGTCGTCAATCGACGAGGCCACAAAAAAACTTATAAAATTAAAAGAGGAAAGGGAAAAAGCAGGCAAGGACGTTGAAAACATAAATAAGCAGATAAAGGAGGGAATGGATTTGCAAAAAAAAATTAGCGAGGATTTAACAAACCACTCGGCTACCAAGAAGAACATCGAGGATACATCAAAGGCGGTATTGACATTACCATATACGGCCACGAAAGGTATATATGGACTCGGGAAAAATCTTCTCGGATTCGCTGAGGGAGGAATCGTCCCGGGGCCAAAAGGATCTCCGACGTTAGCGATGGTGCATGGCGGTGAAAGGATAAATCCTCCCGGGAGGGGAGAAACCGTGATAAATATAAATTTCAACAATTCAACGATAACTGATGAAACTATAATCGATAAAGTTAAAAGAGCCCTCGGTAGGGAAAATGAACTAACCTACCAGGGAGCAAGATAATATGGCTGAATCAATACAATTTGACTCGACGGAGCTGGTGAACGCGACGTACATCGTGCGATCGGCAAAGGCCGATTCTTTTGTGAGAGAGATAGACAGCGTTCCGAGAGTTAAAGACGATGGAGATACTCTTGTCAACTTAAGGGTGCAGGTAAAAAGTATTTTAATCACTGGCATATTAGTTGGGACAAGCGCCTCGGACTTGCAGTCTAAAATAGACGCGATGAAAAAGCTGTTCGCCGGAAAGCAGAAGAACCTCGACATCACCCCGAACGGCGGGACGCTCCGGAGGTACGTGGCGACTTGCGTAAAATTGGATATGAGCGAGAGGGATTTCTACCACATAAACCATTGTCCTTATACGGCGGAATTTCTGGCATTGGAGGGAGTGGGAAAAGCAATAACCACGACAGAGATTTTAAATACCACGCATTCGGCAAATTATTCTGCAGCTAAAACGCTTGCGGTTGGAAGTGCCGATCAGAAGCCAATATTTGAATTCATATTCACGACGGCGGGAAGCGTAGCCGGGATAAAAATAAGAAATTACAACACATCAGACGATTTTGATGATAGCATAATAGTTAATTCGGCTTTTTCAGACGGCGATACATTGGGCATAGACTGCGACGCTAAGACGGTGAAAAAAAACGGAGTAGCGATAAACTATTACGGGAAATTTCCAAAATTTATAATAGGAACGAATAATTTGTCAATCACATTCAGCCAAATACTCGCGGAGGCAAACACGCCAGGGACCAGTAATGTAAATAATGTATACGCAGACAATTGGGTGGCGCAGAGTTTCAGAGTAAAGCATACGGATGATACATACAGATCTATTCAAATGATGCTTGCGAAAGTCGGAACACCGCCCAACAATCTTGTGGTTACGATAGAGGGAGATAATGCCGGAAAGCCTGACGGTTCGGCGATAGCTACATTCACGGTCGCGCCTGGAGATTTAGCGGCGGGAATAAATTTCATAACCAAAGACAATGCGGCAAATTTCTCCCTAAACGGAGATACAAAATACTGGATAGTTTTCAAGATGACAGCCGGGGACAATTCAAACAAATTTCAGGTTTATCATGAGACTACTGACACTTACGCCAAGGGAAACAAGGCGACATCGGTTGATGCCGGGGCGAACTGGACAGATGATTTCACAACGGACTTGGTTTTTTATCTTTACTTCGGAGGAAAAGGATCCGGTTATTCGATAGCAACAGTTATTAATTACTATCCTCGATATTTATGATTGGATCTAAAAAAAGAATTTATTATAAACTGTTCGATCCCAAGGGAAACGCTATAAATTACCATTGGGATGACGCGAAATTTGAGTCGTTCACTAAGACGATAAACGGGGGATACGGGGAATGCGTGATCGATTTGCCAAGACCGTTTGACGACTTCGGGGAGAATGAGGATGTGCGACTAAATAACCGAGTTGATATTTATGTTCAGGATGGTGATTTGGTGGCCGGAAGCGAGGGAAAAAGAATATACAGCGGATACATCGCGAGATATAATCCATACATAAAAAACGGAAAGCAGGGGGTGACGGTCACTCTTCTCGGCCACCACACGAAACTCAGCCAAGATATATACAAGAATGGCACGACTACGACGATAGTCGAGGCGGCGGTGGACATCGGGACCATAATGAGGAACATCATGGCGAGATATGTCGCGGAGACGAGCAATCCGCCGGTGCTGATTGAAAATTCAAAGATAGAATTGGTTAGCCAGGACGCGAGTTACACGTTCACGGCGCTGACATACCTTGAGGCGATGGAGGTGACGAGAAAACTCGCCCCGGCCGGGTGGTACTGGTACGTGGACAGCGATAATTTTTTCCATTTCAAGACAAAGCCGTCATCGATAACGCACCGCTTGTATTATGGCCAGCACTTTGAGGAGATAGAGAGCAACAAGAACATGGAAAACATAATCAACGAGGTTCTCCTGTTCAACGGCGTGGCCGCGCCATCGGACATATACAAAAAATACGCCGACGCCACTTCGCAGGGGCAATACGGCCGGCGGACTTACAAATCAACAGACAAGAGTTTTGGGATAGAAACAACGATGGATAATTACGCCAATAGCATCCTTGATAGTTACAAAAACCCGGATATCGAATTGTCGCTCATTTTGATTGACAACAGCGAAAATTCCATCGGCTACGACATTGAGAGCATAGAAGTTGGGGACACGGTTAAAATCGAGGGTTTTAATGAGAGCATATTCGAGGAGAACATGGTGATCACGGAGTACACGTACATGATCGACAGAATGATACTGAAAATCAAGCCGGTGAAAACTGACATATTTAATAAAGTGTATAGTCTGGACAAGGAGATCGAAAAAGAAAAGGCGACGGAGATCCCCGCGGACTATACAGTTTAACAATAAAATTATGAAACCAATAAAAATTTTTTTGGATGCCGGACATTCGTATAACGACCCCGGCGCGATAGCTCTTGGCACATCCGAGAGTATGGAGAATAGAAAAATAAGAGATTACGTGGCGAGAAGTTTGTCGGCCAATAAAAATTTTATAATTTATCAGGTGCCGGACAATTTGAATCTGATAGACAGCATAAAATTTGTAAACAGAAATTATTCAATTTTTGATAGGGGAGGGATTTGCTTCGCAATTCATCTGAATGCGGGAGGAGGAACGGGAGCGGAAATTTTCCACCATGTCAAGGACAGGTCTCTCAAGGCAGTTAATTTCATAAACAACTATTGCCGAATAACAGGGTACAAGAACAGGGGCGCAAAGACGGAAAGGGAATCTGCGGCCAAAAGGCTCGGATGGATTGACGACACTCGGCCACGTGCGTACCTGCTGGAGGCATGCTTCGTTGATAATAAAAGCGACCTGGATTTTCTGCATAATCACTTAGACATTGTCGGAAATTCGATAGTAGAGTCAATCGGAACGCTCATTTGACGGATGTGCATAAGTAATTTAAAAATAATAAAAAATAAAAAACGGCTGTGCATAACTCTGCAAGGCCGTTTTTGATTAGGGCAAAAAATTGGGAATGTTGGGGAAAATTAAATCATTTTTGATACTGGACAAAACACTTGACAAAAGACTGAGTGTGCGGTAAGATTATAATAGAATAATTAAAAAAAATCATTTTAAAAATTTATGAGAGAATCATCACAAGACTACCCGATCGGCGGATCGGCAGAGCCATACGACATAGAGAGGGAGAAGCAGATCGAAATCGGCAACGAAATAATCCTCAAAGGCGGGGCCATCGTAAGGATGAAAAACGATAGGGCAACGACATGCAAAGGATGCGGTGCGAAAATATGGTTTGCCTACACTAATAAAAATAACAAGCTGATTCCGATAGAGGAAACGAGGGATGGGGAATACCAGGCGCACTTCGCGAGTTGCACGGCGGCCGGGAACTTCAGGAGAGCGGGAAGAAACACGATAGCGAATCAGATCAGGGAAGAAGAAAACAACCAGGAGATTTTAAATAGTTTATAAAATAAAAACATTATGCAAAACAAAAACAAACAAGTGAACATTCTCATCATCACATTTCTGGTCGCGATCGTGGTGATAATAACGACAAAGGCTTATGAAAGGCCGTTTATGCCTGGGGGGCCGTTCTACGAACCTGAAAAGGCCAAAATTGAGGCCACAAACGAGGATGGGACGAAAAAGGACACAATGGTAGTCAAAGAGGTTGAAACAACGCCACAGGGGCAGGAAACGGACAAAAAAGCGGTCGTGGGAGTGGCTTCCTGGTATGATTACGGGATAGGAGGGATGGAATGGAGCAAAAGCCACCGGACGTGCGCCTCAAGGACGCTGGAACGATACACAATGGCCCGGGTGACAAACATCGAGACTGGGGCGAGCGTGGAGTGCTACGTGAACGACTGGATAGAACATCCGGAGAGGGACATAGATTTAAGCAGTTACGCTTTTCGGCAGATCGCCGACCTGGAGCAGGGATTGGTAAAAGTTAAGATAGAACAATTATGAAATTCAAAAAAAATTTCCACAAAGCAAGAGTCTGCAACATAAAAAACACTGCCAAAAAAATCAGCGGATATTCCAATACTAAATATGAGGCTCCTAAATATCTTCGTTTTATTCTGCGCATGCTTAGGGAGGGATGGGGAGTACGCCTTTATATACCGGGATCAAGCAAAACATCAAAGTACGTTTTCGTTAGCAAGGGAGAGGAGATATACAAGATACGATTTTCAAACCATAAGCCAATAATAAATAGGGAACTTGATAATGACTGCGATTTTTATGCGGGAATAAGTAATCTCCATGTTATGAAGACGGAGGATATCGCCAGGATAATTTTAAAAATTAAACATTAAAATAGTGTTTTTTCGCGAAGCATTGACGACAAGACAAACTGGACGCGATCGGGAAGAACGGTGGAGACTGCGACTCACCATTAAATCCAGCTTTCGATGCTTCATGAGAGGACGTTAAAACAAGGAGATATGACGAAAGGAAAAAAGTGGCAAAACCTGTTATACAGAAAATGCCCGGTATGCGGTGGTAGACTGGACATAATAAAAGACAAGGCGATACTATACGAATGCCCGACTCCTGGATGCGAGTTTCTGATCAGCCGCCAAAAATACGCGGATCTCCTGATGGACGAAACGCACATCATGCGGAGATTCTTGACCGGCGAGGAACGGCAACTCTTGGAGCAGGAAATAGATAAATTTATAAACTAACACCAGCTTTATGAAAAAAGATAAATATAAAGGAGCGAAAAAATGTGGAGTGCTAAATTGTATTTTTGTGGCATATGCGAAAGGAGTTTGCCGAAAACATTATAATAAATTTTATAAAAACTAACACCAGCTTTGGCTGGCATAAAATATGAAAAAAATTATAATCGTAATCATTGCCATTTTGGCAATCGGATCAACAGCTAAGGCGTTTAACTACGACCAAAAGCTGATAGACACGTGGAACCGCAGGCCCGATCTGCAAAAGGCATTTCCGAACGCCATGGAGAACATCGACAAACTGATTGGATGGGCGGAAAATTACGGATGGAAAGAGGACGCGAACCTTTACGAATACTATCCGGAAAGAGAAATAGTGCAGAAAATAGTGGACGATAGGATGTCCGGAAAGATAAGGGAACTGGAAACAAGAATCAAAACGCTCGAGGGAAGACAGCCGGCCGTGAACACGATCGAGAGGGTAGTAGAGAAAACGGAAACGGTGGCGGCGGAGCCGGTCGGGGAATGGCGCCTATGTTGTGGATTAAAAACTGGGAATTTTAACTGCGACAATTCTGTCCAGGAAAAGGGATGCGACATTGAAAAATACGCGGGAGGATACAAATTTTATTTATACTTTAAAAACTATGAGCAACATAAATAGACCGCTGACAGAGACTCAGCACAAAGTGCTGACTATGATAAAAGGCAGGCCAAAAAATCATCCGATAACCGGGCACGAACTGATGACGTTCCTGGACATCAGGGACAAAGATGGAAAGGAGGGAGCAAATCTTCGGGCCGTGGTAAACGCCCTGCGGGACAAGGGATATCCAGTGTGCGCGGGCGGGCGCAGATACTACTATCCGCAGACTCCGGACGAACTCCAGGAATATGTCGACAGTTTTCAAAACAGGATAGACCAGCAACAGCAAGCGTGCGATAACCTGAAAGAGAAACTGATAAATTGGCGCGGGGTGCTGGTGGCCGGAAAGGATACAAACAACAGGCAGGACAATTTTGGCTTTTAATTGGGGCGATGCTTGCCGGCGACGATATAAGAAGTTCCGGTTAGGGGAAAGGCACCGCCTCATCTAAAAGTTAAAATTTAAAAAGATAAAATACTAAGATTAGACTTATGACACAAAAATTACCATTGACAAGCAGGGAGGAGGAAATACTGGCCTACATTTACGGCTACATAGATGACAACGGATATTCGCCGACGAGGCAGGAGATCGCGGAGAAGTTCAAAATGAGAAAGGCCGCGGCCGACTATTTTGTCAACCAACTTTCGGAAAAGGGAAAAATAAAAATCACGCCAAACAGATGGAGAAACATCAAAATAGTGGGATAGATTTAGGCACTTGACAAAACACTTTACATTTTATAAAATTAAAGTAGGATGTGCATAACTATTATTAGCAATAAAATATGAAAACACGGACAAAGTCCATGACCGGGACTAAAAACAAGGTCATCGATGGCGAGGTTGTAGACGGAGAAAAAAAACCAAAAACAAAAGCTCTCGCCACATTAGGAAATAAAACGATTAGTTTCAATGCGGAGAATCTCATATCTCAGGCGATCGCAAGCGGTGCATCGGTTGAGACAATGGAGAGATTGCTTGCGATGAGAAAATCCCTCAAGGAGGAATATGCGAAAGAGGAATTTGATAGAGCGATGGCGGAGTTTCAGGGGGAATGCCCGGTTATTAAAAAAAAGAAAGCCGGAGGGAAAACCAAGTCTGGAACAGTCGCCTATCACTATGCACCACTCGAGGACATCGTTGCCCAGGTGAAAGACCTGATCCAAAAAAACGGGTTCAGTTATATGATAAAAACGGAAACTGGGAAAGACTCAGTGAAAGCATACTGCATCGTCAAGCACAAATCTGGCCATTCAGAAACAAGCGATATGGGCGGACCGCTGGGGACAAAAACGGACATCATGTCGTTTCCGCAGGTCACGGCGGCAGCGTTGACTTTCTATAAGCGATACGCGTTTTGCAATGCTTTCGGGATTCTTACTGGAGATGATGATAATGACGCAAATATAGTTAAAAAAGATTCTGAAAAGGTGGAAACAAAAAAACCCCAAACTCAGGTCGACTATATCAAGCAACTTAAATCTGCTCTTTTCAAAGCCGGGGCGGTAACGGAGACTGAGGCGGTGGAAAAATACAACGATTACACGGGAGAGAGCATAAAATCGATAAAGGTCGGGCAGGAAAGGGCGAAGCAGATGGTTTGGAATTTCTTAAACTCTCCGATGGGGAGCAAACTTAAGAAAAAATAATATGTCTAAAACTATATTAGAATTTTACGGTGGAAAGAAAAATGTAATATTTGAGGAGCGGATGGACAAGGAGGGAAACGTTCTTTGGCACGCTTTCTATGACAAGAAAACCGGGGAGAAGATAATCTCGGTCACGGAGGCCCTGAAAATGATAAACAAGCCGGCATTGATACCCTGGGCAATAAAGACGATGCGCGAGAGGTTGATCGAGCAGAGGGAGTCCGGAGCATATATCGGGATACCGGAAATAATAGACGCAAGCAAAATATACGTGAACATCCGCAAAGAGGCGGCCGACAAGGGAAAGTTGATCCACCTTTGGATAGAAAAATATCTTGGTTACAGGATAAAGGGAGATCACCAGGGAACACCGGACATGCCCGAGGACGAGCAGGTGGCGAACGGAATCATGGCGTTTCTGAAATGGGAGAAAGAGGCCGGATTGAAAAAGTGGGTGGCAAGCGAGAGGAAAATTTACAGCAGGAAACACAACTATTGCGGAATTCTCGACGCCAAAGCGATATTCAAGACTGGTCTGAGCGTGGTGGATTTTAAGTCGAGCAACGGCCTGTACAACGAAACACGATATCAGGTGGCGGCATACCAGGAGGGGGATCAGGAAGAACTCGGGACAGAATACTCGGGTATCCGCTGGGCTCTGCGGTTCGATAAGAACACGGCGGAGTTCGAGGCGCGACCGTATGATAACCAAGAGGGGGACTTCGAGGCATTCCTCGCGGCCTTAACGCTCAAGAGGAGGGACAATGAATTGTCCGACAAGATAAAAAAAATTAAGCCGGCGGTGGAACTGCCATATTAAAATTATGAATTTAATTAACTTTTTGCATAAAAATTTTGGTATATTAAGTTGCACTCCAATTGTTGATGAAATAATCGCATCTGATTTAGATGATAGTGGCGGGTGGTGGGAAATGGTTAATGGCCATTGCAAAATTTGTCAAAAGAAATTAAAGATGGAAACTACTGCTTGTGAAAATACTTCCGCGGCCATATATGGATTTGCACCTGCTTATTTGATTGGTAGATGTAATTTTAATCACACTAAAGATTCAGCATTGAAATTTATAAAAGAAAATAATATTAAGTTTATTAGAGAGGAGGTGAAAGATGACCCCAGTAATTAAAAAACAGATAGAAACCGTAAAGGAGATTTTGAAAGACAACCCGGCAGACGCAAACGCGTACGTTCTTTTGCGGGCAATGGTAGATCTTCTGCAACCGGTAAGTGGGAAACTTTTTGAGAGCGCGGAGCAGACAAATATCATGGTGGCAAAACAAATTAAATTAATTAACGATATCGCCTTGGCAGTCATTGAGTTTCTCGATGTCAAAAAGGCGAATCTAAAAGGTTAACTATGGAAAACGCGGACATGCAGGATAAAATCCTGCAAATCAACAAGGACGTGAAAAGTATCACGAAGACGGCGACAGACATCGCCATCAGTACCGCCGAGGAGCTGACAAAGGCGGCGGAATTCCTGAAGCAGGTGGTGGTGAGAAAAAAACGAATAGAGGAGTTGCGTCTTTTCTTCACCAAGCCTCTTAACGACCACATCAGGCAGATAAACACCGAATTCAAGAGGGCCAGCGAGCCCCTGGAGGCCGTAGAGAGGGATATTAAGGGGAAGATGGTCGTCTACCGTCGGGATGAGGACGCACGGATCAGAAAAGAGCAGGAGAGGCTTAATAAAAAGGCGGATACGATGAAGACGGAAAGCAAGAAAGAAGAATACAGAGAAAAAGCGGCCGAGATCGCGCAGGACACAAAGGTCGAGAGCAAGAGCGGGGAGGTGAGATTCAGGAAAGTTTGGAAGTTCGAGATTACGGACGGGAATGAAGTGCCAAGGGAATACCTGGAAGTTAACGAAACCGCCATCCGCCGGGCGATAAGCGGTGGAATAAGAGAAATTAAGGGGGTGCGGATTTTCGAAGAAGAAGTTCCGTCCTCATATTAAAAATTATGTACGTGCACAAAGACGCGAGAGGCTGGCATTGCCGGCCGTGGAAGAAAGGAAAACGCCTATATAAGGGCGGGTTCAAGACTAAGGCGGAGGCCGTAGCTTGGGGAAAAACCAAAGAAGATAAAAAATAAATAATATCGGGGTTGGTGTCCTCTTAGGCCTGGCCATCAGCCCCGATAAATAAATTATGGGAAAAGCAATTATAGAACAATTAAATCCGAATATCGCCCAGTTTTCAGACTGGAAATTTAACGAAATAGTCATCGAGAAAATAAACGAAATGATCGGGCAAATTAACAGGCAGACAGAAATGATTGATGAGATTGGGACAGTTGTCGAAAGTTTGGCAGAAGAAAAAGAAAATAAAACCGAGGAGAAGAAAACTCCTCCGGAAGTAATAACTCCACCGGTCAGTCCGGAAAGCACAGGAGGCGGCGCGCCGGACCAGTATGTCTAAGTTTGTTCACGACCCCGAGGAATGTTTTTGGTGCGGGACGACATTGTGGGCAGATGGACTTGAGGAGCACCACCTGTGGAGGGGAAGCCAGCGGTCGCTCAGTCCATCCGTGTGGCTTTGCAATCGATGCCATAGGAGAGCGACGCTTAATATAAACTTTGCAGAAAAACTGCAAAAAATTTATCTATATCTTTATGAAAGATTTAAATTTAAATCCGGCACAATCGCAAGCTATGGATCTGATCGATACAATCCTAAACATTACGAACGAGATGGAGGGGACTCCGGCGGACGTGATAACACCGGGCCAGGCGAAAGAGTGGATGAACAAACTGAGCAGTTATCTATGCCGACTCGGGACGCTTGAGGCGGAATTTGAAAGTCATTTTTATAGGATAATGACAAACGAAAGAGAGGAATCGAAATCTAACGCGGACGCTGAGATGAGAGCGAAGACCACAAGTGAATATTTAGTTTACCGGAAAATTAAGAACTTCCGCCAGGATCTGTATGAGAAAATCCAATCAGCGAAAAGACTTATAACTGAAGATCCGGATTCGAGAAAAGACGGCAGGCAAATGGAGAGAAGATAGCGCCAAAAAGAAAGGCATTTGTCAAGTCTTTTATCAAGTGGTATAATAGAATCAGATTGGGGATAACTTGTGCATTAAGATATTAGCCTATGAACGAGCAAAATTATTTTTATATAATACCGGCATCGTTGGCGGAGGATGGAAAACCGCAAAAGGCTCTGTTGTACGGACTTATAACATCATTGGCTAGGAAAGACGGAACTTGTACGGCCAGCAATGATTTTCTGGTGAAAAAATTGGGTAAAAAGCACCGGGGAACGATATCTCAATTACTAATGCAATTAGAAAAGGACGGATGGATTGAAATGAAAGTAGATCAGAAAAAGGGGAATAAAAGGACTATTAAGATACTGGTGGGTATTACGAAAAAACGTAAGACCTCTTACGAAAAACCGTGCGACCCCTCTTACGAAAAACCGTCACATAGTAATATAAGTAATAATAATATAAATAGTAATATTGCGCCGGCGAGCGGCGCGGAGGTCATTCCTGACTTATTAAAGGACAAACAGAAGCACATCAGGATAATCGGTCTGTGGGCCCGGGAGAAGAAAATAACGTTCGTTAGCAAGGACCACCAAAAGACTTATATCCGCCGGAACTTGCGAGCCGCGCGAGACCTGGTGCCATACCAGACGGACAGAATAATCGAGGTTATGGCATATCTGATAAAAAATGCGGATTTCAAGACGACGTTGGAAAGCGTGGGAAAATTCATTGATGAGGATTTGGATAAAATAAAAATGAAAAAGCAGGATGGTTCAGGATACGGTCGTTTGCATGACGGAATGAGAGTAGTTAAAAAATTTGGAAAATGGTTTCCTGTAAACAACGACAAGATGGAAGTCGACCCGAAATATTATCCGGAGGTAGCCAAGGACGAGGTGATGAGCGAGGAGGAATGGCAGGAGAAAAATAAAAAATAATTTTAAAATATGGACTTGCAAGATTTAAAAGAAATAGACCAGGGAGAAGAAGAAGTTGGAAGCCACCTCTACGAGGAGGGCGACCACTGTCCCGAATGTTCCGCACATAAAAGAAATGGTACTTTGACTAAGAGATTTAACCGGGAGGAAGAAAAGGAATTTTTGGGATGTTCAAATTATCCTAATTGTAAATTTACTTATTAAAAAACTATGTTTATTTTAACAAGAGAAGAACAAATAAAATTGACGGAAAAACTTTTGCTTAACACGAGATTGCAATTGGTGGAATTAATAATGACGCGCGATTTCAATAATCAGATGGCGAAAGAAAATCCTGAATCTAAAGAAAAAATCGGATCACTTAATATCGTGATCGCGCAGGATATTAAACAGACGGATAAATACGTCGAGTTTATAACAGAAAGATTGGAAAATTTAAAAAAAACAAAATGATCCACAAATTAAAAATCTTCGGACACCCGTGGCACATCGGGCACCAATATTCATTAATAACTGCTCTGCCGGAATTTAATTTTTATTATATCCTGGATAGGTTCAGGCCGTGGAAAACAGAGCACAGGCCGATACCGAAGAATTTATATTTTGTAGATCACTATCAACCCGGGGAATATGACTTGGCAATCCTGCACCTTGATCAGCAATGTCTATATGACGCTAAAAAAGGAACTCCATATCGAGAATTAAATAGGCAGATAGATGATATCCCAAAAATAGTAATAAACCACGGCACGCCCCATTTTACAGACAAGGACCCGGACGACATAAAAATGGAGATGAAAAAAGTGATCGGCGACAACCTGATGATAACGAATAGCGAGCAGGCGTGGAGGGAATGGGGAATAGGAAAATACATCGTGCACGGGATATCGGGCAAGGATTTCAAGCCGGCGAAGAAAAAAGAGAATAGAATAATAACGACGATGAGTCCGTGCTACGATATTACCCGGGACGGGTGGGCGGAATATTACGGCCGGAAGTTTTTCGCAGAGGTGAAAAATAAAATTGATATTATTCATATCGGGCAGGACATAATATTTGACACGCCGGAGAAGTATAATAAATATATCGGGGAAAGTTTAATATATTTTAACCCGACACTCCACAGCCCGATGCCGAGATCGCGGACAGAGGCGATACTGTCCGGATGCGCAGTAGTCTCGACTCCGTTTCACGATTGGGATAAATATATCGAGAACGGAAAGAATGGATTTATAATATCGGGAGAAAGTGTGGACGAGGCGGTGGAGGTTCTGAGCTGGCTCAAGAGGAACCCGAGCAAGGCGGAGAGGATCGGGAGAGAGGGACGGAGGACGGCGATGTACCACTTCGACCCGGAGCGATACAGGAAAGATTGGCTGGAGTTGATCAGGAGGGTGCTGGACGGACACATTGTGGGAGAGGAAGTAAAACAGTTGAAACGGCAGATTGAAGATTTATTTTATATGATCCCGGGCGCGAAGAAAAATAAACACTGGGAATCGACTTTTAAAATAACGCTGGAAAATTTCAGCAAGAAGATAAAAAATTTATGATATCAATCGTAATTCCAACATTCAATAACCTATTTTTTACCCAGTTAATAGTTGGATTGATCCAGCAAACAACCAAGATAGACTATGAACTGATTATAGTCGACAACGGAAGCACCGAGGATGGAATGCAGAAATATTTTGACTGGCTGGAAAAATCGGTAAGTTTAAATTTGTTCGAGGAAATCAGGATAATAAGGAACGGGGAAAATCTCGGTGTGGCCAGGGCGTGGAATATCGGGATCAAAGAAGCGAGGGGAAAATACATCGCCGTGCTTAACAACGATATTCTAATCGACAACGACTGTCTGGAGAGAATGGAAAAGGCGATGGATGACAATCCGGAGATATGGTGCCTTAGTCCGGCGTTTACGCATTTGGCGATGCCGGAGGATTGGCACGAGATGGCATTGAAGCAGAGATTTTTGCCGAGGCAGGTAAAAGACGGCGCCATAGGATTTTTCTATATGTTCCGCCGGGAGATAATAAGCAAACTGAAAAAGCCGAAAGAGGGGTATTTTATAGATGAGCAATTCGGGATGTTGTGGTATGAAGATACCGACATTTGGATGAGATTGAGTGCGGCCGGGCACCCGGGAAAATCGATAAGCGATGTGTTGGTACACCATTTTGAAAGCAAGACGATAGCGTTAATACCGGATGCTAAAAAATACATGGCGGAAAATAGAGATAAATTTATTAAAAAATATGGCATTCCCAAAGCCGGAGAAAAAAAAGACTAAGTTTAAAAAATGTCCAAAATGCGGAACCATGACGACGCTGATGATTTGCGTCTGCGGGCATCCCGTTTATTTGGATAAATAATTTATTATTAAATACAAAATTATGGAATTATTAATTGCTTGGGTAATAGGGGTATTAATAGGATTATTTATAAATATTAGGGTTAATAAATAATTTTATGTTTAAAATTTTGCGAAACAACAAATTGGATAAAGTCATCGCCGTGGATACCAAAACCGGCGAAGTCTTCGAGGAGATTGAGGAACAGATAAAAGAAGAAATCCCGGAGAAGAAAAAGAGAAAGAAAAAAAAGCACTATAAAAATATTGCTAAGAAAGAAAAATCCAAACCGGAAAAAATTGGAAAACGATGGAGTCGGAATTATGACAAATGCAAGCAATGCGGAACTGATGAAGTAAAACACGCCGGGAACGGGTTGTGCAAAAATTGCTATCAGGGCGGATTAAGAGGGGGAAAGGGAAAATCAAAATGGTCTAAAAAAACCTATCAAAAAAAGGATGATATGCAACAACCGCCAATCTCCTCGGCCGCCAATAGTTTTATGTGCCGAGATTGCGGGCATACTTTTCAATCAGTGATGGAGGAAGACGAAGTTTTATGTCCGAACTGCGAATCGGAACATTGCGAGATTGTTAAATAATTTATAATTTTATGATTGATTTTAAAAAATTACATTTAGAAATTAAGGACGAGTTGGAACTTGATGCGGGGATGAACATTGACCAGGCCGACATAGTCGCCAGAGGAATAATAGAAAAGATAAGAGATTCAGCAAAAATTTCGGAAGGGGAAATTCAATTCACGGGGGAGCGTGTCGTCCCGAACAGGACGTGCCACGCCCTGACGATGGCCGAGCATTTGATTAGATATTCGCTGGCGACAAAATATGCAAAGGTCAGTGCGATCCTTGATGTGGCTTGCGGGACTGGATATGGGCTGAGAATAATGGGAATGCTCGGGGCAGAAAAATACGGTTTTGATATAAATGAAGAAGCATTAAAGATTGCTCAGGAAATTAATAATGGATTATGTTTTACAAAGAAAATTGATTTTGAAAAAGAAAATTTATTGGAAGCCATCGAGGGTGGTATCAGATACGATTTGATAACCAGTTTCGAAACGATAGAGCACTTGGCAGATCCGAACTTATTTCTGCAAGGGATAAAAGACTGCCTGGCAGACGGCGGAAAATTTATTTATTCAATTCCCCTGGCCAACCCGAGCGAATATCACAAAGTCGTTTACACTTTCGAAAGCGCGCAGGAACTGATAAACAAATACTTTGAACACGAGGAGATTTTCATCCAAGAAAGCCTGGAATTGGTTAATTTCAAGAGGATGAATGGCAATATAAATAATTTAAATAAACGGGGCATTTTCGTGATTGGAGTGTGCCACAAAAAAAATGAAAATTAGTTATATAATTTTAACCCACAATAGACTTGATACGCTGATCTACCACCTGCAGAGCATCAGATTGCAGGATTATCTCTGCGACAAATTGGAAGTGATTGTGGCAGACGATGGATCGACAGACGGGACGGAAAAATACTGCATAGAAAGCAAATTTGTTGACCATCTTATTAATACGGAGAACATCAACAAGGCGACGCCGGCAAAGGCAAGAAATCTCGGAATAAAAGTGACCAGGGGGGATCTGTTGGTGTTCGCGGACGACGATTGTCTTCCGCATCCGCTTTTATTACAGGAATATCAAAAGACAAAAAGAGGGATTTGCTCGGTGGGATACAGAAGCAGTTTAAAAGACCGGCTGGCATTTCATCCGACATTATTCAATCCGCAATGTCATTTGGAAGCCGGACGACCGCAGGAATATTATAAGCGAGCGATAAACAACGCTTTCATTTGGCATCACTTTTCAAGCGGAAGTTTCGCGATTTGGAAAGACGATTTGAAAGACGTGAGATTCGACGAGGAATTCGAGGGATACGGATATGAGGATAGATATTTCGCGAAGCAACTGGCGGACCAGGGAATAAAATTTGATTTTCTTTACACGGCGATAATATATCACACCCGGCATGCCAAACAGCAAGATCCGAAAATAAAGGACGAAGGGATAATTAAAAATAAAGAATTGCTGATGAAAAAATTAAATGAAAAAAAATGAAAATAATTTTTATACCTTTCTACGCGCAACACCCTCAACATCGTTTCGCCGCCAGCGCGAGGTTTAGGGCGGAGTGGCCGGCGAAATACCTGGGGGCGGATATGGCAAGCGACGCGACCCCGATCGGGGATTTGCTGGAATACGATCTGGTGATATTCCAAAAATGCTATGGTGTAAAATTTCAGGCGGTAGCGGAATACATCAGAAAAAATAATCCTAAAATAAAACTGGCGTTTGACCTGTGCGACTCGGAATGGCTGAACAGGAAAATAGAATTGAAAGACATGATTGAAAAGATGGATTTTATAACGGTGCCGACAGAAAAACTAAGGGAATGGATTAAGAAAAATTTCCATGAGAAACCGTGCCACGTGATTCCGGACGGGCATGACATGGAATATTATCTTGATTGCTCGGGGGAACCGGAAATAGGAGAACCCGGGCCAATGAGATACGTGTGGTATGGAAATAGTGGCACAATTAAGAGCTTGGAGGCCATTTTGGGGTCTGTGGAGCGGATGAGCGGGAAAGGAGATACATTGACCGTGATCGCCAACGAACTCGCCAGAGGGACGATTTCAAGCGATAAGATAGGGATTAAATTCGTGCCTTGGAAACTGGAAAGCGTGAACGGGGAGATTAGGAAATGCAATTTGGCGCTAAATCCCAAACTGAGCAACGATGTGGCATATAAGTATAAGAGCAACAATAAGACCGCCATGGCATACATTCTCGGACTGCCGTGCATAGAGAGATGGACGAACGACGAGGAGGGATGGGAGAAAGACCTGATAGAATTGAGAGCGCCGGAAAATAGGATAAGGAATGTGGAGGCGAAAAGGGAATATTATTTCAAGAATTTCGGGATGGAAAATGTGGCAAAAATTTGGAAACAGACGATTGACTGGGAATTAAAAAAATGATATAATTTAATTATAAAACTATGACAAACAAAGTAAAAAAACAACGCCGATGGTTTCGTTCACTCGGCCCGGACAAAGTAATAAAAATCGAGAAAACAAAAGTAAAACACGAATTGGTATTTTTCACTCCGCCAATTTCAGTTTTTCCTTTTTGGGTTAGATTAAAAAATTTGTTTAGATTCAAGGAATTCACCATGCCGGAATATTTTAATTTTAAAGGAAGAAAATGCCAGGTGAGTAAACACCGGTTGGTGATTTTTAATTAGTATGGAAAAAATTACCTGGAAAAATGAAAAGAGAAAAATCGCCGAACTGATTCCCGCGGACTATAATCCTCGAAAGATTTCCGACCAGCAAAAAGAGCAACTCCGGAGCAGTTTGGAAAAATTTAATCTTGCCGATCCTCTCGTTGTTAATACCGACAACACCCTGATAGGTGGTCACCAGCGCCTGAAAGTTTTGCTCGAACTGGGAATTGAGGAAATAGACGTGCGCGTGCCGGACCGGCCACTAACTAAGGACGAGGAAAAAGAACTGAATTTGAGATTAAATAAAAACACTGGCGACTGGGATATTGATATGCTCCTTAAAATTGACCAAGAAATGCTTCTCGATGTCGGATTCGGCGAGGATGAATTGGGAGAATTTTGGGATTCGCAGTTGAACGTAGAGGACGATAATTTCAATGTGCAAAAAGAATTAGCCGAAATAAAAATTCCGCAGACTCAGACGGGTGATATTTATCAACTTGGAATTCATCGACTTATTTGCGGAGATTCAACAGATCCGGAAGTGATTAAAAAATTAGTCAGCGAAGAAAAAATGGATATGATTTATTGTGATCCGCCTTATAATATCGGTTTGGATTACGCAAACGGCATATCAACAAAAGGAAAATATTCCGGTGAAAAATGCACAGATTCTAAACCTAAAGGAATGAAGACAGATGATAGCAAAACAACAGAAAAATACCGGGAATTTTTAGATAAGACCATAAAAAACGCGCAAGCGGTCGCGAAAGAAAATTGCCATATATTTTACTGGTGCGACCAAAATTATATTTGGATTTTGCAAAATTTATTCACTGAAAATTTAATAAAAATAAAACGAGTCTGTCTTTGGATAAAAAATAATTTCAATATGACTCCGCAAACGGCATTCAACAAAGTATACGAGCCGTGCGTTTATGGAATAATTGGCAAGCCATTTTTAAATAATAAATATAAAAACTTAAACGAAGTAATGAATAAAGAAATCGGAGTCGGAAATCAGACAATCGATGACATCTTAGACATAATAAATATTTGGCTTATAAAAAGAGAAAACGCTCAGGATTATGAACATCCGACACAAAAACCGATAACCCTCGCACAAAAGCCGATAACCCTCGCACAAAAGCCGATAACCCGATGCACAAATTTGGATGATAATATTTTAGATTTATTCGGCGGAAGCGGATCAACGCTAATCGCGGCGGAGATTTTAAAAAGAAAATCATTCTTAGTAGAATTAGAGCCAATATTTTGCGATTTAATAATAAAACGATATGAACATCTTACCGGACAACCAGCCACAAAAATTAATTAGCCCGGGCGAAATTTATAAACTCGGTGACCATTTGCTGGCCTGTGGAGACTGCAAGGATATTAATTTGGTTGATAAATTGGTCACGGGGGGGGGCAATATAAGATTAATTTTAACAGATCCGCCGTATGGAGTAGCCTATGTTGAAAATAAAGAGCATTTTAAAAGCACAATCGGCGCGAATCTGTCGGCCCCAAGACAAATAGTCGGAGATGAATTGCGGACAGATGACCAGTACGCCGAATTCACAAAAAGCTGGATCACGCCGATACTGAAAAATCTTGAAGTAAAAAACGCATTTTACATTTTCAATTGCGACATGATGATGTGTGCATTAAGACAGGGAATGAAGCAAGCCGGACTTTATTATTCGCAGATGATAATTTGGGTAAAAAATAACATCGTCATCGGCAGGAAAGATTATAATCCGCAACACGAAGTCCTAGCTTATGGTTGGTATGGCAGGCATAAATTTGAAAGAGCGAAAGGCAAGAGTGTAATATTTCACGCCAAACCGCATCACAGCAAACTACACCCCACAATGAAGCCGGTCGGATTATTAAGAAAATTTATTTTAAATAGTTCAAAAACAAACGACATCGTCTATGATCCATTTGGAGGATCAGGAAGCACATTAATGGCCTGCGAACAGACAAAAAGAAAATGTTTAATGATTGAAATTGACCCTTTTTATTGCCAAGTGATTATAGACAGATGGGAAAAACTAACCAATAAAACAGCAGAAATAAAATTATGATATACGATACAGACAAATTCGCGAACAAACTGATAGGCGAATACGAGAAAATATTTGAGCCGTTAAAGGACGAAAAAATCAAGATTTTGGAGGTGGGAATATTTAAAGGTGGATTTATTATGTGGTTGGCGGACTATTTCAAGAACGCCGATATCACCGGGATAGACATTAATTTTCTTCCCGACATAAAACACGAAAGAATAAAAATGTTTCTGTGCGACCAGAACGACAGCGAGGAGTTGAACCGAATCGGGCAGACGATTGGAAAGTTTGACATAATAATAGACGACGGGTCTCATCGGTATGCGGAGACGAAAAATACTTTTAAAAATATGTTTCCGCATTTGAAAGACGGCGGACTATATATCATCGAGGACTTCGTGGCCGGCTACTGGCCGCAATATCCAGAATATCAGAATTTACATCTATTGCCGTTGCAGATCGCCGAGAAAAAAGATGAGATAGGAATATCCGATTTTAATATAATTTTAAAAGAGCCGAAATGTTCGCTGGCCATTTTTAAGAAAAAGGAAAAAATATGAAGTTAGACATCTGTGGAGGAAACACAAAAATTTACGGCGACTTTCTAAACGTGGACATAATGCCCGGGCCGAAGACTAACATCGTGGCCGACATTAGGAAGTCGTTGCCGTTCAAGGACGGCCAGGTGGAGGAAATTTTATCTGTCGCGACGCTCGAACATTTGCTCATAGAGCAGACGAATAGGCTGATAATGGAATTTTACAGGATACTCGAGCCAGGGGGAAAATTGACGATAGCCGTCCCCGACCTGAAAAAGATATGCCAGGCGTATATTGACCACACCGCCTCGCACACGATGATCATCAAGTACATTTACGGGGAGCTGTTCGAGAATTCTCCATTTGAATTTCAGTGCCATAAGAGCATATACGACTACGGGATGATGTTTTGGATGCTGAACAGGGCTGGATTCGTGGGAATAGAGGAAGTGCCGTATGACTTCCCGATGCATAGCAAGGAATTTATGATGAAAATAATCTGCAAAAAAAATGGCTAAAAATCTAACGCCGGAAACGGCGGAAAAACAAGCGATAAAAGATTATCTGAGAATTTATGGATGCTTTTTTTACTACAACCTGGCTGGAATGGCGAGTTTTAAGGGAATACCTGATTTGACGGCAATAGACCGGCGCGGCCAGGTATGGCAGATAGAAGTCAAAACTGCAAAGGGAAAGCAGAGTGATCATCAGAAAAATTTTCAAAGAGAATGGGAGGCCCAGGGCGGAAAGTACATCTGCGGAGGACTGGATGAGGTGGCCAAATTAATAAAATAAAAAGTGGGCAGTTATGTGGGGGTTTATGCCCAGATGACTCGCCGAAAGAATCGGCGTCCGCGTCCACCTTAAAAATATGCTAACAAAAATTACAATTTTTTTTGGCATTCATAGCGGGGTTGCTGATGCTCGAATATTTTATAAATAAGATAAGAATAAAATATGATTAAAATATTAATAACAGGGCATAGGGGTTTTATCGGACAGGAACTTTGCCGAAAACTGAAAAATACGGATATTAAATTTGACGGATACGATCTGAAAGATGGGCAGGACATTCGGAGCAGAGAGAAACTCAATTATATAATGTCGATGGGAAACTACGATATGGTGGTACATTTGGCGGCCCTGGCTGGGGTGAGGAGAAGTGAAAAATTTTATAGGGAATATATTGAAACAAACGTGACTGGGACTAAAAACATAATAGAAGCGTGTCAGGAATGCGGGATAAAAGGGATTATGTTTTTTAGCAGTTCTTCTGTCCTCGGCAGTTGTTTAAAAGAAAAAGGGCACAAAGAGGATGATAGATATGACGCAAAATCTCTGTACGCGATAACTAAGATGGCCGGAGAGGCAATGATCAAGAACAGTGAATTGGAATATATGATAATAAGGCCGTTTACGGTCTACGGGCCGGAGGCAAGGCCGGATATGCTGATTTACAAATGGATAAACAAAATCAGAGAGGGAAAACCAATAGAAATGTACGGTGACGGCAGATCCTCCAGGGGATACACGTTTGTCGGAGATCTCACGGATGCGGTGATAAAGTTAATAAGGCTGAATGCAAAAGAAGCGCAGAGAACGACGGTACATCTTGGAGGTTCGGAGGTGATAACGCTTAAAATGGTATTTGATATATTTCAAAATACGGCAAAAAAGAAAATAGAGTGGATACAACGGGAAATGCCAAAGGAGGATGTCATGTATTCGTTTGCCGACACTGGATATGCAAAAAGATTAATAGGTTTTAATCCTCCAAAAAGATTTAAAAAAACACTAAAGGCGATAATCGCCAGGGAAAAGATATGAATGAAAAAACGGAAAAAACAATCGAGCAAATAGCGGGAGATATTCACTTTTTGACAGTTAAGTTTTTTAAATTATTTTAATCAATAATTAATTAAGATAAAAAAATATGTCAGAAGAAGAAAAAAAGACAAAAGAAAAATTCACCGTCCGGGTGATTAGAAAGAGAAAAGTAAAAAATACGGAGGGAAACGCAATTGAGGAAATAGATCAGATATACGAGCAGGAATTCGACCACATAGACATCGGAGACTTCGCAATGAAGTTGAACCGGAAAGATGGACAGGAAAAGGACGAAAAATCCATAAAGATGACAGAAGAAGAAATATTAAAAAAGGAAATTAAAGATGAAGATTTTCAGATGACTGAAAAGGGAGTAGGTAATTAATTATTAATTAGTTATTTTCGTGGGGGCTGGAAACAGCAAAGTATGGGAATACTTATTGAATGTACTGGAGGGCAAAACCGGAAAACTTGCTCTCCAGCCCCTAAGAAATTAATAATAAAAATATGGGCAGACAATCATTTAAACAATGGGCAAAGGAAATAGTAGCATGGGTGAGTTGGAAAGTTTTTTTAAGGGCGATAGGAATGACGGCGGAGGAGTACTGGCGCGAAGTTTACAAGTCGGAAAGGAATCGGATGTGCATAGACACAGAGGAGAGAGGAAAAAAAATGGACGAGAGGGAAAGATTATTTAATATTAGCCATAAGGATTAAAAAATTTATAAAATTATAGCAATAATATAAAGGAAAAACAAAATGTCAAGATATAGCAAGGAAAAAGAAAAAGAATTTATCGGGCACATTCGGCAGATTATAGTTAGAAAGCCAGACATTACTCTTTTTAAAATTCAGGCGGTGCTTGATAAAAATGGCATTAAACTCGACAAGAATTATATTAATCGGTTAACGAATAAGATCAGGGGAGAAAGGGCGAATAGATATAACAATGCGGCCGCAAATGTGGCAATCGCGCAGTTCGAGGATTTTGTTAAATCAATGGATGATGAATTAATGAAAGTCGTTAATAACCCCGAGGACCAGCATGTTAAAGTCAAGGCGGTGAAACAACTGATTGAGCAATACAAAGATATCCTCAATCTCCAGTTCGATATGGGAGTATTTGAGAGGCAGATCGGAAAGGTTAAAAGCGACATAACAAACGTGGCTGATATTTTAAAAATAATACATGACTCAAAGAACAAGCAAGGAAATGACGGAGATGCTGATAAAGGCAACGGAGGAGTTTAAATTTTTCGTTCTTAATATATTCAGCGAGTCGTTTCCAAAATTTAAGCGTGGCCAGTTTTTAGAGGACCTGTGCGATTGGATGCAGGGAAACGATTGGTTCATGAGAATATCGGCCAGGGACCATTTTAAATCCACATCTCTGTACGCTGATTTTATGTGGCGCCTTCTGAAGCACGCTTATGAAAATAAAGAATATCATTATTTCTCTTACCAGGACACGATGGCCGGATATCATATCTCGAAGATAAAAAGATTGATATACAATAATCCATTTTATAAAGACTGCACCGACATGAAGACAATGGCGGAATCGGTGATGAAATATAGTTGGGATTCTAAATACAAAGGAGACAAAGCGCATATCATTACCATGGAGTCACATGGTTTGATGAGTTTTAAACGGGGAATTCACTGTGATGGCGTGTACGTGGATGATCCATTTCAAGATCCGGATAATAAATTGCTTCTGACAAAGGTTTATAAAATAAATGATATTATAAAAACGCAGATATTGGATATGCCGAAAGAATTCTGCAAGATAGTAGGAACGCCTCAGACGACTGATGATTTTTTCTTTGATAGAAACTTGAGAGATAAATTTTCGGTGATGATTCAGTCCGCGGAAAAAGACCATAAGAATCAGGTGGCGCTTTGGCCAGAGCACATGAGTTGGAATGAATTGCAGAGTAGAAAGATAATCAGAGGCAAGAAAATATACAGCCAGGAATATCTCTGCACGCCGGCGTATAGCGAGAACAGTTGGTTTACGGAGGCGGAAATAATGAAAGTCATTAACCCTGATTTGCGGAACATGTCAATTTTTGATATAATAAAATCACCTGAGAAAATTGATACTATAGGCGGGTGGGATTTGGGTAAAAAACGGCATCCATCACACCTCTCCGTATTTCAGATTAGGATAAAGGACGGCAAGAGAACAGCAGTGCAAATCCACGAGGTATTCTTTGACCAGTGGGATTATGCGGGAAATGATGACGGGCAATTTGACCCGGACCACCCGACTCAGATAAGTTATATTAAACAGGCAATAAGAAATTTTAAGATAGACAAACTATTCGCGGACGGGACGCGCGGAGAATTGACGACCATCCAGGAAAGAGGAGAACTTCCGCCAGAGATAGAACTTGTAACATTTACAATCAAAGAAAAATATTCAATGGCCACGGAATTTGAAAAGGGAGTAAACGAGAAATATATCGAATTACAGAATGACCCGCGCATGATAAGACAGATATTGGCAGTTACGAACGACCTGCAGGCCGTAGAAACGCATGAGGGACACGGAGATGCATTCTGGTCAACCGCTTTATGCTTTAAGGGAATAAAGATATTACTGGCAGACATTGGAGAATTCACTCCACATGAGGATGACGAATCATCGCAAAGTGATATTTATAATAAGTCTTTTTAACAATATGGGATTAAGAGAATTTCTTTTTAAAGAAAAAACGCCTACAAACATACCTCTTGACAATGAGTACGGAGATACCGGTACTTCGATGTATAATGGAATGATAAGTGGAGAGGAATATAATAATGATTTGTCCGGGAATTCAAAGTTCACCGTCTATGACAAAATGAGAAAAGGCGACGCGACAGTAGCGGCCGCTTTGAAAGTGATGAAACTCCCATTACGATCGGCAAACTGGTTTATACAACCGGCCGGGCAGGACCCGAAGCAGATCGAGCAAGCAAAATTTATTGAGCACAATTTAATGAGCGCTATGTCGGTTACCTGGGATGATTTTATTAGACAATCATTGCTGATGCTGGACTATGGCGTTTTTGTTTTTGAAAAAGTATTCACTAACGTGGAATATGATGGCAAGACATATATCGGATGGAGAAAATTCGCGCCGAGGCATCCTCGGACAATCGGCCAGTGGAAAATAAACGACGGCAGGGATGATGGA